GTCTTGGTGGTACCAGGAAAAACCGTGCTATGGATAAATATAAAACGTGGTTTATATTTATTATAATAATCTGCGACCAGTTGTTCAAAATTTTTGAGCTCGCCAGGAAGACAAATATGCAAAAAATCACATTCGGCTTCTATTTCTGAATTTCCTTTGAAGCGAGATTGGCTTATTGGTAAAGTTTTGAATACACCATTCATCAACTCATAAAGAGGCATGCCTATCTCACCTACCCCTACTATGATATTGTCATATCTAGTCATGTTAATCTCCCTTCACAATTATTTTACCGTCCCATGCATCTAGCTCGGGCGGAAAATCTCTATAATCATCGGTCTTATATCTTGTCATAGCGTTTATCGATCTAGAACTAACAATTATTTCTCTCAAATTTGCAAGCCTTTCATCATAACTGTTGCCCGGCAAAAATGAACCCGGTCTGTTTTTGCCATAAAAACCTATATTCCTAACTCTTGTAACCTCGGGTTGTATAGTAGTAAATCCATCGTGTATGAAAGCAATATCTGTTAGCCTATTTATAAGTCCAGCTTGCTCATTATGCTCGCCGGGGCCATATTTCTTTTTATATTTAACAGGATAATAAGATTGATATTTCTTATCCAAGGCGGTAACATAAAGATGTCGAGTCCTGGCATTTTTATAAAATTTCTCGGTCGCACAAGGTTTAATATATTTGTCATAAAATCTTTTTGTAATAGTTGCGCCCGCAGCATCATAAAAATGATTCTGATGAACAACATCTACATCACCATTTAAAACATAAGTTACCCCTAAATAAACAGAAGTTTTATCCAAGCCCATATTCAAAAGCACATCAATATATTGAAAAAATGTTTTATGAACTATTATATCGTCAGCTTGGAAAATAACATAATCTTCTGTCATTTCCATGGCTACCTTCATACCTTTTAGGATATTTTGTGATAGCCCTATTCTTTCTGGTCTAATTATTATTTCTTTTTCCAAAGGAAAATTTTCAACATGTTCAATAACTTTTGGTGGTGCTCCACCCTCTACAATAAACAAAACCTTCAATCCTTCTATTGGATGATATTCATAAGCCGTCATAAAATCTTCCATGACAACTTGTAACATTTCTGGTCTATTCCATACGGCAAAAAGTACTATGTTACTCATTTTTCTTCAACTCCTTTGCTGGATTTCCTACAACAGTTACCCCAGGCGGCACATCTTTAGTTACAACAGCCCCAGCACCAATTGACGCCCTCTTTCCAATTGTGACACCACAAATTATAGTTGCATTTGCTCCTATAGCCGCTCCTTTTTTCACATGAGTTCGTAAAAACTTACCATAATCTTTGGCATTGGGGTATTTATCGTTTGTAAAACAGACATGAGGGCCTATAAAAACATCGTCGTCAATTTCTACGCCCTCAGGAATAAAGACAAATGCCTGGATTTTGCATCGACTTCCTATTCTAGGGCTCCTAATTTCTACAAATGTTCCTATATTGCAATCTTTGCCTATATATCCTCCACCATATATATTGCTTGTCTCTGGATGCCAAATTTTAGTGCCATCACCTATAACAACATCATTATCTATAAGCATACTGCTTCTCCTTTTTCCAACGAATCCAGCGCTGCAACTAGCCCTTTAACAACTTCTAAACCATTTTGTCCGTCTGTCAGTGGTTGCTTTCTGTTCTCCACACAGTCTATAAAGTGGCCACATTCCAGATATAGTGGTTCCCATATCTCTGTAGATGGAGACCAAATATCACCATGGCGGTAGCTTAATAAATATTCGCCATATCCCTCATTGGCATTACTATCAAGATCTACACCCTTGTCATAGATTTTTATTTTTTCTTCGGCAAGCATGTCATAAACCAACATCTTTTTAGTGCCTACAATAGTAGTTGTTCTGCTTTTCTTTGGGTCAAGCCAACTCAAATGTAGATGACATACTGCTCCACAACTGTATTCAAAAACAACAAAAGCAACTTCTACTATCTTTGGATTTATAAAACTATATCCTTTTGCGAAAACTCTTTTTAGTTCTCCTTTAATCAGATAATTAAAAATGGAAATATCATGTGGTGCTAAGTCAGCAACAACATTTGCTTTCTGAAATTTGCCCAAATTAAGTCTAGAGGCATGAATATATTGTATATCTCCTAACACACCGTCATCTATAATTTCTTTAATTTTCCGGACCTCTGGCGTATAAAGAAAGGTGTGTCCTACCATGACAACACGATTATTTTTTGCCGCTAATGCTATTATGTCCTCCGCTTCTTTCACACAAAGTGTCATGGGTTTTTCAATAAAAACATCTTTATTGGCTTCCAGGGTTGTCATGGCCAATTCATAATGTGTGTTTGGTGGTGTAGCAATAACAACACCATCCACATCATCTCTGCCCAAACACTTTTCCCAATCTATATCAAAAAATATACACCGATAAGCTGAATCGAGGGCATATTTTTTTAGGTTGTCTTCATTTAAATCAAAAGCCGCGGCCAGAACTTTATATTTGTTGAAGTTTCTTAGTAAATTTGGACCCCAATAACCCAATCCGACTAAAGCTAGCTTCATAGCTCTTCAATCTCCTTAATCATTTTTTGTGCAACTTTTTCCCACGTAAGATTTTCTGCAATATATTTCTTTAGGGCAATACCTTTTTGTTTGGCTTCTTCTCTATTTTCATAAACATATTTCATCAATTGCGCAGCATCGTGTACATCGGGCGCTGCCCAAAGCTGATCACCTTTATACCATGGAGCGCCTAGCATGCCAAATACTGGCTGCAGTGAATAATCCACAAGATAGCTGTTATCTGGCTTGGCATACTCAAGTGCGCCACCAAATCCAGTAATAATAATAGGAGTTGCACAAGCGCCAGCCGTAAAACCACTAAGACCAAAACCCTCACCTCTATCCAAGGACACAAAACAATCACCCCTAGCATGTAGGCCCAGGATTTCATTTCTTGAAAGCTGGTCAAGAATCATATATACCTTAGCGTGTTTATTAGGCATAGGTGTAACTTCCTTTAGACGCTTCATCGTCTGTAGAATAAGATCTTTATCTTTATCAAAATAGTTCGTTCGATATGTTTTAAGAACCAATGCCACATTCTCATCGTTTTGAAAAGCGTGCCAATATGCCCTAACAAGGGCGGCAGGATTCTTTCTTTCCATGAACTGAAATATGCCATAGAATACAAAAGTATCATCGTTTACCCCTTTTACATGATATGGCTTGATTCCATCAAACTCTTCCATTTCTATACCATGTGGTACAGAACCCACAGGGACAGTTACACCGCTTTCTTTATAGACATCCACATTCCAATCACAACATGTTAAAATTTTATCTGCACCATTCATCAGCCCAACCCAGTCAGAAGGCAGCTTTGTTGTTTCCCATACCACATAACCAATATTTTTCTTGCCTTCTTCTCTGCTCTGAGCAAAATGATGGGGGATAGTCTGAGTAATGGTAACGTTGTAGTCTATCTCCTTATTAACTAAACTAGCCAAAACCTTACCATATTTCTCATGAACTGGTTTTTCCGGCTCAAACGATACTGGTGCAGCAGTTATAGGTACACCGAGTTTATGTAAGGCTAATACATACCCCCTAGAGGCCTCGCCATATCCTGACCCATCCAATAGCGGTGATATATATTTAATTCCCTTTATTTTCATCCTTATCTCCTCTCAAAGTTCTTAGCTGAGCGAGCTCCCACGCGTAGTCATATAAATGCAAACCCTTGCTCGCTGCAATGATCTCCCCATCTTCTACGCCTATCTCGCTGGCCATGTATTCTTTTAATAATTGAATGCCTCCAAGGTTAGCTGGCAATCCATTCCACAGATCCCATGACCTAAAATACACCATAAAATGTAACTTTCCGTCCTTAATGCGCGTGTCTATATGACGAAGACAAGGCGGGTCTCCTAATAAAATATCCGATGGTGTAGAAATAGACATTGCTGCCTGATTCGTGCCGTAACCTTGTCTTTTATACATACGGATAACTTCATCTATTTGATTTACTGAACTCCTATTTACGTCCTCTGGAATAAATGAATTAGAACGGTCTTCTGGATGCATCCAATAATATTCCCAGCCCGCGAGACGCTCTCCATAAGTGTAATCCTCGTTCGGTTGTTTCATATTGGTCATAAGATACGGCAAATATTCTTCAATATATCCATCAGCAACTGGATTAGGAATTCCCAATGACGCTGGAATATCAGGAATCAAAGGACGTATGCCTGGATATTTAATCTGGATAGTAATATAATCAAATTCCAAGCGTTGTTGCCCTTCGTAGCTACCACGATCGATAGTATATTTATACCCATGGTCCAGGATTGCATAGACACACTGAAACCATGCATCTGGCAAATCTCGTGCTACTATGCTGATAGGATTAAGCATCTTAAATCTCCTCTGTTTCTATAACCTCACCAAAATCTGGAAGATCATCTTCCGTTACCATTTCTTCTTTCAGCTCTTTTTGAAGTGCTTCATGGGCCTCATCAAAAATATTCACCCACTGGGGAACAATAGATCTTTGCCAATCCATTTTAGTTGTTACCCAACGATAGGCATTTTCAGCTTTTTGTTTTGCTTCATCGCGATTATTATATACATGTAACATGGTTTTGACCATGTCATCTACGTCGACTAAAGGTCTTACCACCTCGTTATCGTGAGGCAAAACAGTGAATAAGCTTGGGTTGCTTCCGCTCTTTACCAAGTATCCTCTGTCCTCTGTAACGAATTCAGTCAATGCTGTATTGTTAGGCATTATAATAGGTGTTTTAGCAGCCATGGCTTCAATCCAACTAAGCCCAAATCCCTCGCCAATTGCAGTACTGACAACACAATCACTGATATTATAAATCATATTGACGATTTCACGCGGATAACCCTGGTTTGGACCAAAATTCTCAGGGAAGATAACATCTTCTCTGATGCTTAAACCATATCCTCTACAAACCTCAGGAAGATCCCACCCTTGATCCTTTTTGGCCATATGTAAATATAATAAAGCATCTGGAACCTGCTTTTTAACTTCAACAAAAGCACTAATGGTTCTTGGAATATCTTTTCTTTGTTGGTTTCTATTCAAATTAGTGAATATAAACTTTTCTGACTGCGGGCCAAAATATTGTTTGCGAAATTCTACAACCTCGTCTTTAGGAAGTGGATGATATTCTAATGTATTAACGCCATGAGGAATGACCCTGAAATCCGGAGCTTCTGGAAAAGCTTTCAGTGCCTCGTTTTTGCCAAATTCACAATAAGCAACTGGGTAATCAATAACACTTACATTTTTAATCCACTTTTCTTTTGGTACCCCATCAATAGGAAAATAACAAATAGATTTAAATTTTCTACCCATTTGGTGCAAATAAGGAATTAATTCCGGTAAAAAATCCAAAATAAAAGTATCTTGCAAAAAGAAAAGAAGATCATATTCCATTTTAGGAATCATACTACAAATTTTCTTTCGGCCATAAGGATCATGTTCTGCATTAGTACCGGTTGGCCATATCCTATATGGAAAAGGATGTGGATTCCCCCAATAATTGATACCCAATATATCTATTTGATATTTACCACTACGTGCCAACCCTTCAAAAATATTTCTAGAAACCGTACCAAAACCAGTGGCGCATGAAGGCGTATCACAGTAAGCAACTACCTTAATTTTTTTCGGGGGTTGTGCTTGACGTAATATAGGTGCCGCTGAAACCGGTTTAGTAATTGGTTTATTCGTTCTTGTCTTTTTCCTTTTCTTACTTTTTGCCATTCCCTTTATCCTCCTCCTCATTAAACTTTTTAGTGGCCAAAAAAGGCGATGTAAAAGTAGATTGAGAGCCCTCAACAATGCGAGCCTTGATGCGTGGTTTATCGGTTATATATTTTTCAACGGCTCTTTTATTAAGCTTAACCATTTTGAGGAAATCTCTTTCTGGAACAAGCTCATAAACTGTTTTTATATCAAAGGCTGTTCTTGAATTTTGTCTCACATATACTTCTTCGCTTTCATTATGTATTCTAGAACCCTGTCGCTTCATTCGTTCCATTATAAGCATAGCAAGCTCTCTTTCCCGGCCCTCGACTATTTTCTTAGTATCACGCATCTTCATCCACTCATTCAGCAAATCCGCATCTCTATATTTTTCGGCTGCCTCAAAACTATAATTTGTTTTTTCATATGCCTTTTTATATGTTCTACAGTAGTCCTTATAGTCACACCACGGACAAAAAATGTTAAGACTAGGTTTTGCGTCTGTCTTTTTAAGTTTAGTCATAGCATTATGCAGTGCCGTTAAATAATCAGAAAACTCTGCTCTTTCTTCTGGCGTCCTATATGTAGTCATTGGCTCACCTTTTAATAAGTCCAAACATAATATGATTCTTTCATATTTGGGCCACTTAATACTGGCTACTAAATCATATATAGATAGCTGGATATCGTTTTTTAGCTGATCACCTGTTGGCATTGTATTAGATGTTTTATAATCTATAACCATTAAACTATATTCATCCAACTCCACAACTTTATCCATAGCACCTATCAATAGAACACCATCCTTGGTCATGACTTGGTTGTCATCAGACATACCAAACCTGTCTTCCAAGCTTACTATTTTTTCCCCTATCATAAAATCATCTAGCCTTCTATTCACTAATTCAAGGCCTTCTTTATGAATCTCTAAATCATCAACCCCTTCATTCACGGATATATCATTATAAAAAGCATTAAGCATCTTTCGATCTTCTTCAGTAAATTTGCCATGCTCTATCCATATCCTTCCAGCCTTCTCTAGTACTCTATGACACACAAGACCGAGTTTGAAGGCAGGATTTGTCATTTTAGGGATATTATCATGATAGTTGAGCCAATATTTCAGCTTGCATTCCAAAAACATACTTATTCGTGTTGCGCTCAACTTAATTTCTCTGCCCATATTTACACCTTCTTTCTATAAGTAGTTTCTATTAAAGATTTTTCTTCGTAGTCTTCACCTCTACCATATCTTATCAGCCTTTTAAGCCCGCCTCCGATCTCAATGGCGCCACATGTACACCTTACCAATCCGAACTCACTCTTGGACACTAAAACATCTTCACATTTATTGCATTTAACACTATTTTTTAGTATCATCAAAATTCTCACGCCCCTTTATAACTTTATAGTAAAAACAAAGACTTTGTGAAACTGCGTCGCTTATATCGTTGTCTTTTTCAAAATCGAACTTCAAATTATAAAATCCTATAACTATGTTATAAACATCTTCTTTGGTTTTGGCATTAAAAAAACTCCTAGTTGTGTTTACGTTCATTATATATGGTTCAATTCCCAACACTCCCATACAAACTGCCTTTGCCACGCCAGAAAATTCTGACAAAACTTTGAGCGTATTAACATTTCTTCTTAGATAACCATTTTCAATAACTATATAAGACGGCTTATATTTTCTTAATACTTTTTCGAGTTTGGTTCTAAACTCGGCCAATCTTTTTGCTCTTTTTAAACTGGGGCTTGTTGTAATTGTTCCATAATCAACAAGTCTGGTCTTTACAGAAAAACTCCAACCGGTGGATTTAGCTGAAACATCCAAACTTAATATTCCATATTTTCTTTGCCTCATGAAAGCTCCTTAAGTAAGTTAATTTGTTCCTCTGTTAGGTCTTCTTTCTTTGGTAAAACCATTCTTAGTTTTATAAGAACATTCCCATTCGGCCCGCCATTCCTTCCCGTACATCCTTCCTCTGGCATAACAAGAACGTTACCGTCCTTTGAGCCTTCTGGAATTTCAATAGAAATATTTTTTTCTACTTTTATATGAGCCTCTCCTTTACAAGCCTCGCATTTATCTGTTCCTATCTCTCCCAATCCCCTACAAGCTTGGCATGTGGTTGTTTGTTGGAAAAACACACCGCCATTTTGACTGGTTTGTGTTATCGAACCGGCTCCATCACAATTGGGACATCTTTTCCATTCCTTGTTGCCAGAACCATTACATTCCTTACATAAATCATTATAAGTAACGTCAAATTCTAATTTGCCGCCAATAATAAAATCAGCCAATGGGACATCTTTCACATATTTTAAATCTGGTCCTCTCATTGGCCTCTTAGAGTTGGTAGGGCGCCTAACTCTTACAAAAGGATTGTCTCTGCCTCCGAAAAAGCTTCTGGTTAGGTTCTCAAAAGGATCGTCACTAAGCGGATTATCATAGTTTCTTCTCTTTTTTTCATCAGAAAGTGTAGAATAAGCCTCATTAATCTCTTTGAACTTTTCTTCCGCGCTGGTATCATTAGGATTCATATCCGGATGAAATTTCTTAGACAGCCGTCTAAAAGCTTTCTTTATGTCTTCCTGAGAAGCACTTCTATCAACCTCTAGAATATCATAATAATCCTTTTTAATCACTCTTAATAACCTCCCATTCAAAACCACATGCCGGGCACCTGTATAGGTGTGGTTCTACTTCACAAGAAATAGTGTTACACTTTAAACATTTATGAATATACTCATTCATATAAGACATCTTTTCTTCTTGATCTTTCATTTTTTCCTCTCCATAATAGGCTTCTCCAAGCCCCATATCAAATAACATTGTTCCAGAAATAAATTGCCCATCAACCGTTTTCCAAGCCTGTCCACATTCTTTACATACATTATATTCCAAATGTATCTCACCATTACAATGTCTACACGGAAATGCTTCTATTAAAACTATATTGGCACCGCTTTTTCCACATCCTACGCATCTCATAGAGCCCCCTACTCAACTGGAACATCGCCAGGCTCTAGCATTTCGACGATTTGCCCAATTATATCTACCTCATCTTTCTTAAAAACAAAAGCCAAAGGAGCAAACAGCTGATTCGGCTTGAGTTTGGGATACTTTTTAGTAGCAAAAAGAACTTTAGATATTGCTGGCATATACATAACTTTACTCTTTTCGTCAAGCAACATGAACTCGCCATCTTCTTCTTTGTACATTTCGGGGTCTAGTTCATTATATATACCTGCTCTCGGAATTGTTATTTTGTGTTCCTTTTCATGCACCTTAAAAAGGTAATTCGCTGCTGGGAGCAGGATTAGAGTAGGTGTTCCTATATGAACGTTCTTATCTGCCCAATCTTCTAGTTCTTCTTTGGTCTTTTTTCTCTTAGCCATAGTTGTTTTTTACCTCCTATTCCCCTTTAACCTCAACGAAATTATCAACCAGAACTTCTGTCCAATATTTCTTCTCCGCGCCGCCACAGTGCTTACATTTTCCGTCGTATGACCTTTCCTCTATATGCCCATGAACTTTAACAAAAGCGTCTTGGGGTAAATCATTCATTAGCTCCGCAAGATTATTCCAAGCAGCTATCTTGATATATTGAAATCTACCACTACCAGCGTCTCCCACTGGAATAGCCAGCTTGCCTTTGAATAATTTACTATTATTACTTCCAACCGTCTTAAAAGACGGATAAATCACTTTACCTTTAAGTTCTACAAAATTTGTTCCTTCCATTATGTCACCTCCATTTTATTATATAAATCTTTTTAAATAGCTATAAACCTCTTCTTTTGACAAATCAGATGGGTCTAATCCTTTTCCATTATCATCAACTTCTGTCATAAAAATCGGCATTACTTCCATTTTATTTCTTAGTTCTTCACATGCTTTTATACAACCACTCATTCCTGGTGCATCATTATCAAACATTATTACAATGCCTTTAAATACATATGTACAAAGTAAATTAACTTGGCCTGAGGTAATATGCGAACCCATAACTGCCACCACATTTTTAATTCCATATTGATAAAGACGCCAAACACTTTTTTGCCCTTCAACTATAATAAGTGGCTTTTCTTGCAAAAATTCTTTTGCATTATTCAAGTTATATATTACCTTGTCTTTATCAAATCCTAGCGTATGGATATATTTATAGTCTTCGTCCGAAACATCTTCTCTTATGTCCCGCAAACTATACCCGGCCAGCTCTCCTTTATCGTCTCTTATGGGGATGATATCTCTTATGAACCCATGGGCATCTGTATATCCCCCCGCAATCTCAAAAAAATCTAATGTTTCCTTTGTAAAGCCTTGTTTTATAAAATAATCTGACCTAAAGGGCTTAAACTGATTCAAACACTCATCAGTTACAATAGAGGGCTTTGGGCCTTTTAATTTTCTGGAACGAATAAAGGATTCTTTTTCTTTTCTTCTTTTATGTTCAAGATAATCAGCGCTATCTATAGTACCCACCAAGCTCTCTAAATATCTCACAGCATCCATAAAATCTATATTCATGGACGCTTTTATCAAACCTATTATATCGTTTCCAAAAATCTCGTGACAGCGGTGCGAAAAACAAACCCATGTTTTGGTCTCTTTATTAAATCTAAAAGAGGTTTTATTGTCACCACCATGAATTCTACAGGCTGTTCTTATCTCTTTTGAAGTTTCTCTAATACCAGTAAAGCCTAGGGATTCCATAAGATATCTTGGATCTATGATATCTTTTAGTTTATCTAGCCTGTATTTAAATTCTTCTTTATTTGAGCTCATCGTCGCTGCCATATTCTATCCTGTTGTCTCCATACTTAATTAGCTGGAATGGAGCCTCTATTTCTTTTATTTGAAGGCTTCTTTTACGAAATTTATAACCTATACCTTCTTCTGGTGTACCACCACCACGGCGGGTATCCTTAATAATGAGTTTATATTGTCCAGCTTGCTCACCGCCGGCTTCCACCTCTTTAATTTCCTTCTTCCCCCACTGCATAACTATATCAGCAAACCAAGAGATTCTATCGCTCCCTGCCACATCACCCTCTCGGTTTAGCTGTACCGCGGTAAAAAATGGAATATCCAATATCCCTGACAAATCTTTGAGCTTTGTCGCAACATCCCCCAGTATTTGCCATTCTTGGCGTCTTCGATCTGAACTAGAGCTATCAGGTTCCTTTATATAATCAAAAATTGCCAAGCCTATGTCTTCTTTAATCTTGTATTTTTTATATAATGCTGACAACTTATCAACCGAATAACCCGGCATTTGATGATGAAACAGCTTGCCTTTTTTAATTATAGATGTAACCGTATTAATTCTATCATAATGCTCTTTTGTGTAGCCACCGTGCTTAATTATGCGCTCTTCAACGCCGGTCATCATGGCAATCAATCTATTTCTCCACTCATTAAAGCTCATTTCTGTATCAACATAAAGAACTGGGATATTAAGCCGATAAGCAACGTGGGCCGCAACGTTGGATAGGAAGGTGCTCTTACCCATTTTCTTGCGGGCAGATAAAATATGTAGAGTACCTGGAATTAATCCATCAATTTGGCTATCAAGAATAGGATATCCGGTAGAAATTCCACTTTGTTCCACCGGATTATTTTTTCTCTCTTCAATATAATCAACTAAACCAACGGCCAAATCTCGTGCCTCATCTATTGACCTTGCTTGAGTAGATAGATCCATTATTTTGGATTCAACAAGCCCGATTAATGATTCACTGTTCTCTCCTGCCTTGGCATTCTCAACAACGGTATCCATTCCATCTTTTAAATCTTTGTAAAGCCTATATTTTGTGCTGGCCTCGAGTACGTCTTTGATGTATATGGGAAGATTGCTATTGTCCAATTCCATCGAACTGATGCTTTCAATATATTCATAACCACCAATATTATCCAAGACGCCATTATTCTTTGCCTCGCTGGTAATCATGGAAACATCAAACTTTTCAATGGTTTTGCTGGCCGTGAGGGACTTCATTATTATATATATCATCTTATGCTCTGGGTCAAGGAAATCCCTCTCTTCTAGCTGCGAACAGATGGTATAGAAATTATCCATCTTGTTCAAAGCGTAGCACAATAAAGACCTTTCCTCACTGGGCTTACAAAATAACTCTTTTGTTTCTTCGTTGCTCATTAAATATCTTCCCTTTCATTACTATGGTTTTACCATAAACCTAAAATCTTAGCGTTTTTCTTACAATGTTTTTCAACTAGTTCCTTGTCACCTTCTAACATACATTCTCTTGAATATCTTATTTCAGACGGCGTTATTTCTCTTGTGGGGTTCCCTGGGTCCCAACCACCAAATATTCTATCAATAGTTTCTTTTGGTTTCAAAACGGCATCAGAATACCGTACTAAAATTATATCATCTAAATGTTTTATAATTATATCTGTCCAAAACTTCCAAATTAAAGCAACAGATTTTTGTATTTCTTCGAGATTTATTTTATAATAATCTTGTAGCTTATGTAAGCCCGCGCCGATACTCATTCCCCCTTGAAATCTTCTAAAAGACCCAACAGTATCATATGGATGTCTTACTATCACCACAATTCTAGCCTCAGGCATGCTTTCCACTATGCCAGGTAACCTATTTAAAAACATACGGGGATTTTTCATACCAAAAATAAAATTTTCATTGTCAAATTCATGTATACCTGAGGGCTTAACCCATTTTTCTGTCCTATAATCAGTGACTAATGATCCGTCTGCTGCAAACTTATTTGGAACTTGTTCTTTATTTAATACTTTTTCATACCAGTAATCAAATAATTCTTTAACTCCTTGATTCATTGGCTTGTGCATCACATCAAGCATCGGTGGCTCGGACAACATAACGACGTTTGAGAAATTATGAAGAATGGAACATAAATATGTTGTTCCACTTTTTGGAATACCTGTTAATACGATCTGCTTTCTCATTTACGAATAACGTTCCTTTCTTACTGTATATAGTTCATTTTCCCGTCTTGTTAATTCTCTTTTAAGTGTCGCAATTAAATCTGAGATTGTTTTATCAACACCATCTATTCTCATTAGTTCTTCTTTTATCTTATCTATCTCTTTCTTAATCTGACCTAAAGGATTAGAAGTAGATATTATATATTCAATAGCATTTGCTTTAGTTTTATATTGTTTTAAAACATCTTTAGTTAAGACCATTTCGATACCAGAATCTAGCGCCCGCTGCTTTATATGAATATTAACTTTGGCTTTATTTACTTCTGATTTAAAATAAATCAAATACTGCGCCAAAGCAACAGCGTACTTGCTAATAACAGCGCCATCTAAAACATCCAGTTTTCTAACGTCAAAGGCTAAGATTTCGTTAATAAAACCCATCTCCGGTTTAACTTTTTCAAATAGATAAACACCGTCGTCCATTATGACACCTCGTCGTCTACGCCCCTATCTTCTATAGTGGCAAAAATTCCTGTACAAAAATAATCAAAGGCCTCATTACCATCTTGGTCCCTAAACTTATACCAATCGCTTCTCATACATTTCTGTGTACAATGCAAAGATAGATTACAATAGCGAGGATCGCCGGTCTTGGTACCATCATTCAACGGAGCAAAGTCTGGACAATCTTTTCCTCGTTTAATTGGATTTCTATCAGTTGGAATTATTATATTACTCATAAAAACCTCGCTCTATTGCATTATATATTTTGCGCATAACTAGATTCTTTGTTATTTTCTCGTCAAAACCAAATCGCGTAAGCGCAATGTTGTTTTTTTGTGCATACTCGATTTTTAAATTGTCACGGTTTTTTTGAGCCACAAACTTTCCGCGCTCTTCGTGAAAATGTTTAACAAACCGAGTATGCTGTCTACCTTGAACTTCAATTAGAACATTTAAGTCTTTGATATAAAAATCAAAAAACAACTTTGAACCTTTATATTTGACATAATGCTCTTTTATAATGATATTAAGAGGAAATAATTCCTTAAGTGTATCATAAACTTTATTACTTATTACACTCATAAAGTTCCTTCAAACCGGTCATGGAAATTATTTGACCTCTTATATCCTCGTACAGATCTGCGTCTTCTCTAAGCGCATTTACTACATTAAATTCACCTTGGCCAAGTTTTACATCCCCATAATTATACCAAGCCCCGTTTTTATCAACTATTCCGAGACTGGTAGCAAGGGTGAGGGCTTCCCAATGAACATCAAAGCCTTTACCATATATCAAAGGTATTGTAGCTGTCCTAAATGGTGGTGCTAGCTTGTTTTTGACTACTTCTAGCTTGGCGTGGTGTCCAATTGGTTCGCCGGAAACAGAGTCTACTATTCTGTTTGATTTATACTCAGCTCCTTTAACAGAAATTCGACCTGTTGCATAAAAAGGAAGTGCTTCTCCGCCGGTAGGTGCTTCAGGATTTCCATAAGCCCCGACTTTATGTCGGATTTGGTTTATAAAAATAACAAGCGTGTTGGTCTCGTTAGCCAGGGGGACCAAACGCCTTAATGCTTTGCTCATTAATCGAGCTAAAAGAGCTATAAAATCGTCGCCAATTTCTGCAAGGGTCTCACTCTTAGGAATTAATGCACTAACAGAATCTATTATCAACAAATCGACGGCAGCATTTTTCAATAACATTTCTGCGCCATCTAGATTCTCTTCACCACAATAACCCTGAACAATGAGTATCTTGCTGATATCAGCACCCATTGTCTTCACAAGAGTTGGGTCCATCGCATGTTCGGCGTCTACAATAGCGGTGTTTAGCCCTTTTTTTTGAGCCTGAATCAAAACACTTAAAGCAAGTGTTGTTTTTCCGCCAGAAGGATTGCCATAAATTTCATAAATCCTTCCTCTAGCCATACCACCTCTACCCAAAGCAATATCCAAACCCAAACTACCAGTTGATACTGTGGGTATGGTCATATCCTCATGATCGCCGAGATAGCTGATGACATTTCCATATTTTTTCTGGATAGCTTTCTTGGCAATATCTAAACCAGAGGGTGTTTTTACCTTTTCCTTCTTTTCAGAAGCGGAACCCGCAGACACGGATTCCGCGCCTTTTTTCTTCAACCTAGGCATGATACGCTCCTTTACTTTTTATTTAGTGCAACCGCCACAAGAGCCGCCGCCTGCTTCTTCTCGGCTCGTATCAACTGCCATCGTCTTCTCATCCCTATCTCTCTTTTCCCTTCTTGACTGAGCACAGCTGACAGAAGTATGTGCATCATCATACAGGAATTGAAAGACCTGATCCTCTAGAAAGTTATAAATAGAGGTAATAGGAATGAAATAGGATAGATGCGTAATAGCATCCGCAGAAAAACCACCCATATTAACAGCAATTCTACTAGGAATGCCGATGAACTCATAGGTATCAGCTAGATACAGAGACCCACCAGAATTACCATAAATGGTAGGAGCAGTAGAAAGCCAGTAAGGATAGTTATCGATAATGTCCGTAAAACCGGTCAAATTACCCTGGGTTGCAAGCGGTGGATGACCCATACCACAACCAACAGCGTAGACCTTCATGAACATTCTCAGTCTCTTCATATGTTCGCCCCTTGGAAATACGGTGGCAACGTGCTCAAACTTCTTAGATGACTTAACTCTAAGAAGTGCCAAATCCATGTCCTTATCATAACACATAATTTCTGCCTTATGTGCGATATGGCCACTTTCCCAAGAACCATATTCAAAATCAAATAGCTCTACTGTACAGTCGGCCAAAACGTCAGTCTTAACCTCTCTCTTAAGTAGAGTACTCCACTTTTTCTCTACCCTGATATTGTCATTAATGACGTGGCAATTAGTCAGGACATAAGTTTCATATCCTTCATAATCGCTTCCTTCCGGAACTGGTCTACTATAAATAATAGTACCAGAGCCGCCGGCCTTGTCAGTTCTAACTCTCACAGTAGGATAAAGCAGTTTTTCATGCTTTTCATTTAGTCGTTCGTCCATAAATCTTAGTCTCCTTTCAAATTTTTTAAAATCTCATCCAAATCCTCGAAGCCACCTGGCTCGGCGTCGTACTTTTTGTCTAAAGAAGCAATGAGAGCCTCCCTCCTTTCTTCATCTTTATTCATTATCTTCTTGTTCATGATTTGAATTGCTTTTTCTGTTATCCAACCGCAATTCTTTTGTCCCAAAACATTAAATGTTAGGGGTATTTTGAAATTAAATTCGGCCTCGTGCTCAAATATCGTAGCGATAATCTCAGCACATTCATTCATTGCAGCTTTTCTACACATATTACTTGCTTCTTGTCTTGCCGTAACAAAATACTTTGCCAAAGCTCGATCTCTCGATAGATTTCTATAGTTATTAATAAGTTCTGGATGTTTCAAATCCGAATATGCATAAAATAAATGGATAAGATCATCCAGCTTCTTAATATCAAATCTAGACAAAGGCTTTACTATTTTATAGCCTTTATATTTTAAAAATTCAACACAAGCATCCTCCAACAATTCAAAAGGAGGATTCTCGCTTCCAAAAAGCGTCCCCTGTTGGGTCTCCAACCACCCTTCATGTAACATATCCAGAATCTTTTCAAAATCCTTAATGGACATTAACGTCTCCTTATTGGGGTAATTAGTGCTTTTTGATCTTCAAAGTTGCCAGAGTCGAATATTAAAACACCCTTCTCATCAGAGAATTTTATAAGAATCTGGTCGTCGTTTATGGCATCAATGGTATGTAACAGGAAAACACCGTTGATATCAATAACAAAAGAGCCATCATAATCTATACCAAAATCACAGTTATATGATACCTCACCATTATAAAACCGTATCTTTTTGTTTTTAACTTCAAAGGTTAGTCTATTATTATCCTCTGCGTCAAGGATGTCAGCAAAGGGTGTTAAGACGGCCATAAGAGCGTCTTTGTTTGCTTTTATAACGTGGGAATAGGTCTGCAACACAGGTTTATAATTCGGATATTCGTGGCCAACTACAAGACGGCCTTGAAAAACCACGTTCTCGAACTTTGCTTTTATGCTTCTGCCATCAATTTCAAAAAAGATTTGCGTCTCTTCCCCCACAGCTCGACGTAAACCCATGATGAAGTCGTATTTCATTAAATAATTTTTTTCTTTCAATTCATTTGTATTTTTAACCGTATATTCTGATAAAATACGGCCATTGGTACCACAGAAATATATATCATCTTTTCCAAAGGACAAACTCATTCCTTGGATAAATGCCCTATTTTCCGTAGGATCCATTGCATACACCACTTTTCCAATAGCTTTTTTGAACATGTTGGAGTTTAAAATGAACTGTGTGTTGCCGAATGGGGCTGGTTTTTGAAGGCGACCGTCATGAAAACAGTCTGCCCTAAGCTCTCCTGTCGATGTTTCTCCATTTTCATGCACATTTTCTACAGTAATATCCACATGTTCTTCACATACAAACACAACTTCCTTGGTTCCATAAGAGCCGTTCCATGGTTGAAGCGCATTAATAAATGATTTTACTTTTCCATATAGAATTGTGGCAGAACCAGGTGTGGTTACTTTGACTTTGTCTGATAGGATGGATATTGCCGTGGAATTGTTGTTTGAGACAAACAAAACCGTGTTATCGTCGTTGGCCTCAATTAAAACTCGACCGCTGAAATCTATAACATTGACTTTAGCGGTCACACCTAACAAACTCACAATTTTCTGTAATTCCTTTGTTTCAATACTAAAATTCATGTCACATAGTCCTTTCTCTTGTCTTTTTTGATTTTGTTCTCTACTTAAATAGAGGTTAGTTTATTATGGTCGTCCCTCCTATAATCATAATATAATACCGTTTTAGAACTTGTCAAGTCTTTTTTTTATTTTTTTTTATTTTTTTTTCTGATGATCCTAAGATAAGCATCCAAAGAAATTTGTCAAGTAAAAAATTTAAATAAATTCAACTTTATCATCGAAACCGAGAACAAATGTCTTTTCTTGTGGTGTGATAGTAGCCGAAAGGTCGTCGTTGGTAGGCGTAAACCACCTGATTCTAACGGGTAGATCGGCAGTATGGTATATTTTAGGAATGACATTCAAATATGCACCCAAATTTCCATAATTATAAGAAGTTACATAATCAATAGCAAAGCGGATGGCCTCGTCCAAGGTATTAAAATCGGTCAAGTCATATAGATTTTTAACCCTATGAAGCTTTCTTCTGATGTTTAAGGCCATGCCTTCCGGAATATAGGAGCTTATGTCTAGCACCCAACGGTCTAATCGGTTTGTTTTATAGACAGAACTTCCGGCGCCGACATAAAAATATTCTGGAACCATGGATTTAAAATACATTTCAACGACTTCATACCAATTTACTTGGCGCGCGTGGTTCAAATCATAAACAATTTCTCGGCTTTTGGTATTATCAAAACTATACTCTTCTAACCAAGTTGCCGTGATAGAGGCCGGCATGTCGCTGTGTCTATATTCACCAACAATATAGCCGCCTAAATATGCTTGTTGCTTAAATATTCGTAGGCTAATAGGGATTTTATCTTCTATTTGATAACCACTTCCAATATTAATTGTTATGGGCAGCTTATCTTTGAACACATATGAATCTGTATAGCCAATTTTAGCTCCCAAATCAGCATAATAAGTCGGAATTTTATAACCTGTAATTGTAGCAACAAGATTTGCCAGATATCGGCATCTTATTGAGGCCGAAAGATCTAAATATCCGGAACTTCTGCAAATAAAGTTTATAACGGCTGATAAATCTGAGTGTTCCATAGTGGCAACAGATATTATACCTGTCATGTAAATTGTTTTTGGATAAATAAAAGCCGGCAAATTCCCAATACCACCAGCAGCGGTTATAGTAGCTGGTAAGTTGGCCGGAGCATGGATGGCTATATAAGCAGCTAAATCGCTTTGCTGGGCTAATATAGAAGCCCCATATATCAAACCTTGCAAATTTTTATAATAAGGTAAAGTCCAGCCGTCAGCTATAATTGTAGCTGGTAAATCACCAGGTAAATGACCCCCCATATGACCACGTAGATCATAAGGCCCATAGCGACCGATAATGCTGGCACCCAAATCGCTTTCTTGCCAACCATGAATTAAACCATTCAAATCAGCTGGTTGTATACAATACAAATAACCTGGTAAATCTTCCAAATAGGTGGCCCTAATTATACCTTGTAACTCTTCATAGGTGAATCCGTCTATATAGGCCCCTAAATCAGAGGTGGCCTCCCTAACCCATCCTTTTATAAGCGCCCGCAAATTTCTTGGAAAAGAGGTTCCTATATAAGCACCCAAATTACTGGAATCAAACCAACCTATAGTAGCCCCCAAATCTCTATATTCCCAACCATGTAAATTAGCAGGCAAATCTTCTTGTGGCCATACGTTCAGATAGGCCGGCAAATCGACTGGTGGGATACCATAAACACTGGCTGGCAAATCTTTATATGTAAGAGCATTTATAAGAGCTAACAAATCTTCATATACCATTCCGCTAATAATACCTTGTAAATCTCCGTACCCTTCGCCCCAACCTCGGATAATACCTCTAAGTCCAAATTCACCTTGTTTTAAAATAGCGTTAATAGTAGCTGGCAAATCCTTGTGTTCATGCGGTCTTACACCAATAATGGCGCGCAAGTCAGCAGAATAAATATGTTTTATATAGGCAGGCAAAAAATCAACACATCTGTATCTAGGTCTACCAACAATAAACTTTGGCTGGCCTGCTTCATACCCCACCAAATATTTTCTTGGCGCAATAAGATGACAATAAACACCTGCTATACTAGTCATCAAATTATTAGAGGTGGTGTAAGCGGGTTTAATTATGCCTCCCAAATCCGCTTGCCCACTAAATATTTCTTTACCAGCAACTATAAACCCTCCTAAATCAGCATAAGAGCTATACCACGCTTGAATGGCAGCTGGTAAATTTTCGGTAGATTGAACTCTAGATTTTATATATGCAGATAGAAAATCTACACATCTAAATTGTTGTCTAGCTTCAACAAATTTTGGAATTCCATCTTCATAGCCAATCAAATATTTTCTAGGCCCCAAAGCTTGGCAATATGCACCAATAATACTCGCAACTAAATTCGCTGGATTATGACCCGACATAGATGCTCCAAAGTTTGCATATGCCGAATGCCATTTATATCCAGTAATATATGCACCAAGATTTCCATGCCCATATAAACCAGCATTTCCTGCATTATAAAGCCTTTGTTCAGGACCATCCTTAAGGGCGAACCTCAACACCTGGGAACCAGAATATCCCGCTGGAAACATTCTTGGGTAACTTGAAGAAAATGGTCTTAAAATTGGCATATTAACATGTCCCACTGGCCGGTGTCATAAAAACAGCACCAGCTATATCTTCATCTAATCTATAGTGTCCTTGTCTATAAAAAGTTACAATAAATTTTTCTTCGGGCGGGGCAGGAACTCCTATATTAAAAGTACCGTTAGTTTCAGATACGTCACTAACAACAAATTCTCCATCCAAATCAGAAACTATAATATTACATGACTCCGTCATAGGTAATCCATTTTTATCATATACTATGCCTTGAATACACATTGGAGGATAGTTTTGTTCATTACCATATGTTATTAATTCATCCCAAATAGTATAGTGCTGTGCTTTTAAATAAGCATCCGATCGATCTATCTTAGATATCCTAATCTCGTCCATAGAACCGTCCCAATAATCATAGGTCGGCAAATATCCTATATAGCGGCCACCATCATCATTTGCCATTGTATTACCAGTAGTGGCATTAGAACTACCCTGATAAACACCATCCAAAAATCTTGTTAGATAACTATTATCCCATACAAAATCAATAGAATGCCACGTATCAACTAATAATCCAGTAACAGACTGAGATTTAACAGAGGCATCATCCATTTCAAAATAGCAAGTAACATTAGATGTAGTATCGCTTCCCCATATCCAAGGTGTTCTTTGATTTGTAGATCCTCTTGCAAAAATACCTCGATGTGCTGTAAACGGCATTTCGTCTGATTTTACGACACATGAAAAAGTAAAACGCGAGATACCATTTAATGATGTAAGACTATTCATATTTAAATATTCTGAGCTTCCTGGATCAAAATTAAGTCCTCGGCCTGCTTTAGCT